GCTTTGGGAGCAGAAGGTCACAGGTTCAAATCCTGTTGCCCCGACCATTCTTTTCAATGACTTATCGATGCCTGCACGATACATCGGAGCAAAACTTCGCAATAGTTTCGCAAAACTACCCGGCACTCACCGGTGCCCAAGGGGCCTCATGGTCGCCCAGATATAACTCGGTCATGTCCATGTCTTTATGGCCGTATAACTGCTTGATCTGCTCGGGCGTCCAGCCCATCGCGCGATAGCGCGCACCGCCCAGGCTCTTGATCTCGTAGAGCGACGGCGGGTTGTTCGAGTTCGTGTAGAAGCCCGATTTATCGCGCGCCTTGCGGAAGTCACGACTGAGCTGGTCGACGAATACCTGCATGACGTGCCGGCGATCGGCGTGCCATTTGTCGCGCGACTTTACGCGGCGCGGCATGCGATGAATGATGAACGGGCAGACGCGGCCGTCCTTTGTCGCATCGATTGCCGCGCGCAGTTCTTCGCCGATCGATATGGCCAGGCGAGTGCCGGTTTTCTGTTGCTCGACGTGTAGCCTGCCGTCGGATTCGTCCGTGTAGCGAGCCATCACCATGTCCTCGGGCCGCTGCAGGCTGACCAAGAGCAAGTCCATTGCCGCGCGCAGCGGCGCATCCGCGACCGCGTAGACCGCGGCATAGCCTTCCATCGTCAAACGCTCGCGCTGGCGCTTCGTTTTGACTTGGCGGGTGGCCTCGGCCGGATTGGTGTCGCACCAGCCCAGCTCGATCGCGCATCGGAACACTTGAATCATCAGATGCCGGTAGACGTTGCGCATGCGTTTGCCTGCGGTCAGGCGATCAAGCGCGTCCACAACGTGAACGACCTCGATTTCACCGATCGACATCTTCGCCAGGCCCGAGTCGCGGAGTTTCCGCAGATAGACGCGATACTGGCCGGCGGTCTTTTCGCTGTAGTTGTGATCCGGCATCACGTCGGATTCCCAGCGATAGGTCGCCATCGCGAACGTGTGGCCACCGCCGATAACCTGCCCAACCAGCCCACCGTCTGCCGGCTGTAGGCGTTGATTCAATTCCTTGGCTGCCTTCACACACTGCGCTTTGTTATTGGTCAGGTAGTGCTGGCGCTTGGTGACCGGGTGTCGGTATCGATACAAGCCTTTCGCCGTATCGAACGTGAGATTGTCGGGCAGGTCACGATATCGTCGGGATCGGGGGCGTGCCATTCGCTGATGCGTCATGAATGATGGCTCCTACGATGCCGCGAGTACCGACGCAATCAGCGCACTTTCTTCGTCTTCCAGCGCACTCATGTCGATGTAATACTTGCGACCGATGCGTTTTCCGGGGATCTCGCCGTCATCGATCCACGCCCGAAGGGTGTTTTCGCTTGGCATTGAGCCGGGCTCGAATACGTCGCTGGTCTTTCGGAATTGTTGAATGCTCATCAGGCGCATAGTTACTCACCTTCTTCGGCAGCGATGCTGATCATCTGGCGGCACATCTCGGCAGTGCGCTGATCTTCGCCGCGTTCGGAATACAGATCGCCGGCGATCGCCCGCATTTCACGAATACACCGCTGCTTTCGCTTTGCCTCGTCGCGGAACCATTCAGCGTTCGTTTGTATATCGCTCATCGGTGACGCTTCCGGTCTGTCGAGCATTCACTTGCAGCACGCTCCGCTACCGGCTCGTCGTTATTGACCCACCGTTTGACGCCATCGCGGCTCATGTACCACTGGCGAACCGTGCCGGTAGCGATATCGATCTGCGTTCCAAATCCGCCAGTTATCACAGTCCACGCTCCTGCGGGAACTGATCCCACGTCCGGCCATCGAGGGCGCGGCCCGCGTGCGTTTTACCAACGCGATACATCTCGATGCCGTCATCCAGTCGGCAAAACTTCGTAGTCATCGTTACGCCGTCTGACTGCCAATCTTCCAAACGCTGTTGTCTTGGCGGCACCCATTCGCCCCACTGTTTGAACAAGAACGGCACGCCTGCAGCGGCGCACTGATCGCGTAGCGAGCGGAACCAATCCGGGTGCGACGGCCGGGCCTGCGGGCCTGATTCGCCGCCGGCGATGATCCAGTGCAAGCCAAGCCGATCACTGTTGAAAGCGCGAGCGTTCGGGCCATCGCCGGCCCATAGCGGCGCCGCAACGGTCAAACGCAGATCAATCGGCCCAAGCATCGGCTCGATCGACAAGAACCGCACCGGCGCATTGATCGTCAGCAACTTAGGGATATCACGATCGGCTTCGTCCTGGTTTACGACCGTGGCGCCGAGCCAAACGTTCGGGAACGCGTCCGGCGAGAAATCGCACGGCAGCATAGTGAACGCGTTGCCGATGCGTTTTGTGAGCAACAGCCAATCGAGGTGTGGCGTCGCGCGAATCAGGTCGAACAGATCCGCGCGCCACTCCGCCGGCACCTCGTTGTCGAACACGTCGGCGAGGCTGGCGCAGAACACGCGATAGCGCACGCCGCGCTCAGCGGCCTGGCGGTTCCAGCGCAGCGGCTGTTTCCAGTTGCTCGCTGACGTGCGCTTACGCGGCGCACCGGCGCCCCAATGTCCGCCGCCGAACCGATGATCGATGCGTGCGGCGTAGCAGTGATCGCATGCTGGCGATATGCGGGTGCAGCCGATCCACGGATTCCAGGTATGGTCGCACCACTCAATTTTTGAATTCTCAGCCACGATGTTTCTCCAAATAGCTTACTGCTGCAGCGAATCTGCTCGGGTCCTCTCCTAGCAAACCGATGGCGGAATTGCACGATGGGCAGAGGAGGCCGCGAAGTTTTCCAGTCACGTGGTCGTGATCCACGTAGAGAATTGCACTGGCAGCGCATATTCCGCAGACATGGCCATGACAAGCTCGAAAGGCTTTCAATTCGCTTATCGATAAGCCATATCGAGATGCTGTAGACGCATCGGAGGTGCATTCTTTGCACGAGCTTGAGCGCCCTCCAACGCGGGATTTGTCAACGCTGAACGAAGCCCCGTCTTTCCAGCACCGACACCTGAAACACCATTTCTGACCAGCCGAACGGCGGGCTATCCATTCCTTTAGAGAGCAGCCTGTACGTCTAGCGGCTGTCTTGTACGCGCCAAGCTGGCGACCGGTAGCGTTCGCATCGATATGGTCGGTCCATTCGATTTTGCTGTTCTCGCTCACAGATCACGCTCCTGCTGGGCCTGTTCCCACGCGGTTTGCACGCGATGAAATGCCGCGTTGTCGCCGGTATCACGATCGGTATGTGCAGCGCTACGGGCCCGGCGATACGCCGCCCGAACTTCGTCGTTGCTCGCATCGCTGGCCACATCCAGCACGGTCGACCAATGCTCGCCGCCGGCCGACCCCGGGTCGGGCAGGGCGGCGAATCCGGTAAACGCCCGTTCCATCATGTCGCCGGATCCCCATCTGGCGATGCCGCGCAGAGCGTCGATCGTCTTGCGGATGGCCTGCACGTTGTCTTGCAGCCGATCCCACTGGTCGCACGCGAAACAGTGCTGCGAGCCCTTGTAGTCGAAGTACACGGCAACGCCGGGATCGTCCGGGCGCTTGGCGCTGGCGTAAAACTGGCCGTCCTTGCGGGTTGGCACGTTCGTGCTGATGATAAGGTTCGTGCCGCCCAAGCGGCCGATTTCCTCGATCAGCGTGTCGCGCGCGAGGCCGAGCGTGGTGTCGAACCGGGATCGCTCCGGGCGTCGGGTTCGCGGGCGGCCGGCTGGCCAGCACAGGGGGTAGGCTTCGATGGCCATCACCACGCCTTCCCGCCGGCCTGCCGCCGGTTCTCCGGTTTGTGGTCGGCGCGCTGGGCGTTGTAGGCCAGCTTCTCGCGCGCGGCGCCCCAGATGTCGAAACCGCGGCGTTCGGCGTACGCGACGATTGCCAGAAGGAGGGACGACATGCAGGCGCCGATGCCCTCGCGCTCCTGAATATCGGCCTTGGCTCGCTTGCGCTCCATTTCCATGATGGTGTCGACGAGATAGTGAAGGCCAGCCCAGCTCATCCACGCGGGCCGGATTTCTTTTTCGGCATCACGAAATAGTGGATATCCGAACCCACCCATGTAGTCAGCGATGCGAATCAGTGCGTCGGCTAGTTCGACCTCGGCGCCCTCTCGGTGGGGCAGCTTGTCGTCGCTTTGGCCGCTCATATCGGCCTCGAATCCTTCGCTGATTTCGCTGTGAATCAGGCAGAGCATTTCGCCCTTGTTTCGCGATAGCTGCTCCCCAGTTTCAAGGTCGTGCCACCAGCCGTTTCGCCAGCTTGCGTTGTGACCCTCGCGCAGCAGATCGAGCGCGTCGTCAGGCCAGTCGGCAAGGTCCTCGACCGGCGTGGGCGCGCCCGGATATTCGCAGTGACCAGCGATAACGGCGCGCCGACAAGATTCATTGCTGTTGAATGATACGAGGATCGCTCGCGGGTAGTGGCTCTCGTTGCTGTCACTGTCGACGGTCACGATTTCGCCTATTTCGATCAGTGTTCCGTTGGTCATGTCTCTCTCGCTCGCTCGTTGTCGACCCCGGCCTCGTGCGCGACCGGTTCTGAGTAGGTGCCGCCATGCCCACGGGTTTGGATGGGCTTGCTCGGGTGGCAGGGGGAGGCCAGAGACCGAGCACGACGGGCGGCGCGCCGTGGGGGTTACCAGTTCGGGGGCATGTCATCGTCCGTCGGCGGGGGCGGCGTCTGTTGTCCGCCGCGGCTGGCTTGGGCGCATCCCTGGCCGCTGGCCTGCCGCTGCTGGCCGTCCTTCGGACGTGGGTCGAACATGCCGATCAGCACGCCGTCGTTGCCGCGCGGGTTCGGGATGCCGGCCGGGTTGAACGTCCGGTTCAGCATCAGGAAATCGTTGCCGTCATCGCCACGCAGGACGGCGCCCACGTTCTCAAAACGGCCCTTGGTCTCGCCGGTTGTGTTGTCGACGTACTCGGACACTTTTACGGCGAGGTCTTTTATTTTCTGTGCCATTGGTGGCTTCCTTCGATGGTAGTGTTCAGGCTTCGGCGCCGATCATGTCCATGCCGGCGATCCAGTCGCGTGCGGTGGCGTGGTCAACGTCGAACATGTCGGCGATGCAGCCGATGATCTGGTCGTCGGTGGGTCGGCCCGGCGTTACGGTCGCTGGTGTGTCGTTCCAGCACTCGGGGTCATCGCGCACCCGCTTCTGCTCGGCTTCGCGCTCGTCCCCCCGCCGTTGCTGATCGAGGTGCTCGGCAATCCGCGCCTTGGCCAGATTTCGAAGATCGTCGGCGGTCTTGTTCGTGACCAGCTGCCCGCCATCAGGAAACAGAGACTCATAGCCCTCGGCTTCGCTCTTGAGCGCGTCAATGCTGGCGCGGATCTCGCGGGCGATGCGGTCGGCCTCGATCTTGGTGTTGGCGACGGCCGTATCAGCGGCGTCCTGCAGGCTGGTGATCGTCTTCTTGCCTTTCATGGCCTGGGCGATCATCGGGCTGGGCGCCGGGAAATGGATCTGCCAGGTGGCGCCGCGTTCCAGGTCTTTCTCGATCGAGCCGATATGGGCGTCGTAATTGTGTTCGGCGGCGCGCAGAATCTCTTCTTTGCGCTGCTCTTTACGAGCTTTCGCTTGCTTGTCGAGGTTTAGCCGCACCTTGCGCGACTCTTCGCGAATTTCGTCGATACTGGTCAGCACCGCATAGATGTCGGCTGTCTGATTTAGGGCCGCATCTTTGGCGCCGTCCAGTCGCTTCTCGATGTCCTTGCACCATTTGACGGTCGCTTCGGCGTTGGCGAAATCCTCGTCGGTTTTGAGGTCGGTGTTGATGCCTTGGAATACGGCCAGCGCCTGGGCTTTGAACTCGTCGAGATTCGAGGCAACGACCGATCCCGACACGCGGATGTCGAGCGCGGGCAGTGCCGACGGGGCCGACCCGGCGACGATCTTCTCGGCGGCTGGCGGTTCGTAGTTCGCCAAATCCGCGTTGAACTGCGTCCATCCGCTGACGACGCGATCGCGTAGATCAGGATCATGCTCGTACCAGCACCAACGCGCGTCATCGCGATCGCCAGCCGATGCCATGAACAAGCACCGACGGGCGCCAGACAAAAGCATTTGCTGCTCCATCTGTATGCGGTATTGCTCCGGCAGTTTGTAACGGCTGTCGATGCACTGGCGCAGGTTTTCGTTCAGCGTCTTGTGCTCGAACGCGGTGCTGTCGTCCATCGTCAAGCCGTCGAGCGACGCTGATAGCGACATGCCTCGAAATTCGTCGGCGAGTACGACCGGGTATAATTCTTCGCCGATAATTTCTTCGGCCCACGGCCGGGCCATGGCTTCGTATTCGTGGCCCAGATCGAAGCGGCGTTGCATGGCCGCGTCGACGTCCGGCCTGATACCGGTTTTCTTTTCGTGAAGTAGGGCGCCGCGGCTTTTGTACGAGCTCACGCCCATCATCGCCGGCGCGTCGCTGGCGTTGTAATGCGATGCCCGGTGCTGGTGCCATTCCGGGCTGCCCTGCTGGTGTTCGATGATCTGTGCCACGGTTATGCCTCCTCGGTTTGCGGTGCCAATGCCCGGATCTGCTCGCACTGGTCGTCGGTCAGCTGGCCCTTGCTGCTGATCATCGCGATGATCTGATCGGGGGTTTTCTTGCCGGCCTCGATCGCGTTAGCCCAGCTGTCAAAGTTCTTTTCAAACGATTCCTGGGGGTAATGCGGCAGAGCTGCCGGCGGCTGCGGCGCGGGCGATACGTTTCGCTCGGCGCGGGCGGGCTCCTGCTCTGGCATTTCCTCGGGCGTGTAGACGCCGAGCATTACTTCGGGCGCATGCCGACGGGCCCAGACGCGGGCGCCGGAGTAGCAGAGCTGCTGGTCTGGCTGGGATTTCCACATGCCGTTATCAGTCGCCACGTCCGATAGGGCGACGCGCACTGTTCGGGGCTGCTCTTCGCCGCGCAGAGTGCCGCTGACCACGACCGCGCGGCTTTGGCCGTCGCCCTCGAACTCGTAATTGAGACGCTTGGATAGCAGGCCGCTGTTATGCACGACGGCGGCGACCAGCTTGCCCTCGAACATGAGCTTGCCGCGGATGCTGCTTGTGGCCTGGGCGACCGCGAATGGCGACATGCGCCAGCGGGCGGCTTGTTCCACGACCATCAGGCAGTCGGCCGGGGCCTTTTGTAGATGCTGGGGCACCAGCGCGCCCTGGCTCATCATTTCCGCCAGACGCATTGCTTGGTCGATGTCTTTCGGCATCAACGGGCTGCCGCTGGTCTGCGGCTGCGGGCTGTTTTGTAGTGCGTTATCGGTCATGTCGTTACCCTCATGCCCTCGTATGTAAAAGAGGCCCGCCCGTCGTCGCTGGGGGCTGCGCACGCACCGAGGGCAGGGCGCGTGTTCAACGGGCAGGCCAAACTGGTATCTATTGCGGGCAGTGCCCGGTCGTGGCGCTCGCCATCTCGCATGGCAGCGGCGCCGGCTCCGTGATCTGGTTTCGCACGTCGCACGAGCCGACCCAGGCAATCGCCAAGGCCAATGCGGCGATCAGGAAAACGATGCTGGCGATCAGTTCGCGGGTTTCCTGCCGGCGGCGTTCGTCGGCCCAGCGAGCGCTGTTGATCTCGTGTCTCATCGGCCGGCCTGCTTTTCCGAGCGCACGTAGTCGGTCAGTTCGTCACGCATCCGGCGGCAGTAGTAGGTGCAGAGATGTTTGACGTTGTGCGTCGTCATCTCGCCGGCTTCTTCTTCGGCGAGCGCGTGGCAGATGTGCCAAATCGCATCGCGCATTAGCGGCCGGGTGGCGATCGATTCCAGATAGATACCGATATCGCTGGGGTCGTCGAGCGCATCCGCGACCATCTGCTCGATGCGCCGCTCTTCGGCGGCCGGATCAACCCAGTATTCGGGATGCGGCGCTTCGTTGGCGGCCGCCATGCGGCGGTCGTCGCGAGCGTGGTCTTTTATGGCAGTGCTGTTCATGTCGCCCTCGTTCATCGCAAGGTGCGATACCGTTGGTGTATCGCGTTACGGAAAAACGTACATGCGAACCGATAGCGAGTCAACGGTATTCCGTACATTTTTGCCGTAAATAATTACGGCAGACTGTTTGGGCGGGGCTTTGTTGTTATCGGCCGCGGTTCAGGAAGGAGATATATGCCGCGTTGATGAGGCCGTGGCTGATTGCTGACGCCAAGCCCGGATAGAAAGCCGCTGACGCGCCGAACCCAAGCGATCGATACGCGCCTGCATCGACGAATAGAACCCCGATGGCGGTGGCAATGAGCGCGTAGGAAATCAGCGGCGACGCGTCGATCGATCGCATATCTCGGCCTTCAAGATATTGCGCGCCTACGATCGAAGACGGCAGCACCATCGACAGGCATGTCAGCACAATAAGCGCGGTAGCGACCTGTCCACAGGCCAGAACATCGGTGAAGGCGGCTCCAGCGAACGGCGCGCACCAGGCTTGTATTGCAACAACGCCAAACCAGCTGCCCGCGCCGGCCACGATAAGCGCGGCCAGTCGGGTGGCCATGATCGCCATCACGGCGCGATAAGTGCTCGGATCATGGTGCCTATGATCTGTGCCTCACAGTCGATCTCGATGACCTCGTACTGTGTGTTCAGCGGCTCGAGATAGCATTTCCCGTTTTCTACGTTGAGCCGCTTGAACGTGGCTTCGTGGGTTTCGTTCAGCCGAGCGAGAACCAGCGCGCCTGTTATGGCGTCCCGCACCTCGGGGTCAATCAGCACGAACGATCCGGGCGGATAGCTGTTGCCGCCGCCGGCCGTGTTGATCATCGACCGGCCGGTGAGTTCAGTCCAGAACGATGACGCGCTGCAGTTTAGGCCAGGCGGTATCGGGAACCAATGTTCCGCATCGCCGGGCTCGTAGCTGTCGACAACCTCCGCCCATGCGCCGGCCTGTGCGGAACTCACGATAGGCGCCCAGCGCGTCGGCGGGCGTGGTGGGCGTACGTTGCTTTCGCCTTCGTCTGCATCCGCGGCAGTCTTGCGTAATCCACGCCCAGTTTCCAGCCAGTCGGATCGATAGCCCGTTGCCCTGGCGATCGCCGGCAGTCTGGTTGTTGATCTCGAATCGCCGCGCTCCAGGTCATAAATCGTCGTGCGCGCCAGGTTGGCGAGACGCGACAACTCGACAACGCTCAAGCCCGCGTCTTTGCGCGCAGCCTTCACGCGATCACCTACTGTTTCCGCTGGGGTATTAGACATGCGTGTATTTGAACGGAAAAGCGCTACGGAATGTCTTGATTCGCATGTACGGAATATCGTAGTTTGTGCGCATGGAAGAGAACACGACATGGGCGAACCGTATCCAGTGGTGTCTGGATGCGGGGTTATCGCAGACCGAAGTGGCGCGCCGATGCGGTTTCAGCCGCTCCACGCTCAACGACTTGCGGAAAGGGCGCAGTCAAGAGCCGCGCGGCATGGCGGCCGTGTCGCTGTACCGGCTTTCGCAACGGCATCGCCCAAAGGAGACGGCATGAGCCAACCGACACTGACAGAACGCCTGAATTGGTGTGTCGAATCAGGCCTGACGACGTACGTAATTGCCAATGAGATTGGGCTGAGCACGGGCTTGATGTTCTGCCTGCTTGACGGTCAGCCGGTTCTGATTCCGCCCGAATGCTTGGATCGCTTGATCGCGCTCTCAAACGACTGTCGCGACCGATCCGCGCCGAAATATCCCCGTGATGATGCATTCGTCCCTGGCCCCTTGTTGGCGTCCCGAGCATCTAAACCCGAGCCGTCTGCACAGGCACGCAATCTCGAAACAGCGATTCGCGAGCGGCTATCTCGGATAGGCCAGAAGGCCGTGTCCGAGGCCTCGGGCGTCGATCGGACGAAGATCTGCCGGATGCTCAACGCCGAGCATCGCGCGGGCCTGACGATCGATGAGCTGGGCGGTTTTCTCGAAGCCTTGGGCCTGACGGTCATCGAGAGCGACGGCGAGCTTGTGCAGTTGCCGCGCGAGGAATATGACGCGCTGCGGACGTTCGCTCGAAAAGGACTTGAGTGAATTCCGGTCTGTTTTAGCCGGAATTGTTTTTTATTTATAAGTCAATGGCTTGCGCTGACATGGTCGTTATCTCAACGAGCATCGCGGTTCGGCTTGATTCGATAGACACGAGTTTTGTCAGCAGCCGCGGCACTGCAGCCGAGGTTGGATTTCAGACACAAAAAAGCCCGAGCTGGCGACCAACCAAACGCTCGGGCTTCAACAGCGAGTAATGAGTATGACGGTAGCGGTTCAGGAAAAGCAACAGATCGACGTTTTTGCGAATGAAAACGGGTCTGTAACGATCGAACAGTTTGACTGGAATGGCGGAGAGAACCCGAGGGTTGTTGTCGAAACAGACGATATCGAGGCGGTTATCAATGCCCTTCGAGAGGCTGGACAGCGGGCGATTGAGCAATGAGCAACATGGCTATCACCTGGGCGATGCAGCAGAAGACAGGATCGCCAACATCAAAGCTGATTTTGCTGAAGCTTGCCGACCAAGCCAACGACGACGGCAAGTGCTGGCCGTCACAGAAGACCATGGCGACGCACTGCGAGGTGAATCGCGCGACGATCAATCGACACATTAAAAAGCTAGCCGAGGCCGGTCTTCTCGAGATCATCCCTCGAACAAAAGACGGCGTTTCTCTGCCTAATGTTTATCGTTTGCTGTTATCGCAACAGGGGGTATCAGGACAGACAGGGGTGGGCGCACACGATCACAGGGGTGGGCGCACACGATCACAGGGGGTGGGCGCACACGATCACACAAACCCTCACTCTAAACCCTCACTGAACCCTCACTCTAATGCGCAGAGCGATGAATCGCTCGACGCCGGTAGCGACACGGGGCAGCAATCAAGCGCCATTGCCGCCAGCCGATCCGGTCGGCCCGATCCCGTGATCGAGTGCATACCGCTGAACACCGGCGACGAATACCCAGTGACGCAATCCCAAATCGACGAATGGCAGCGGCTATTCCCGGCGGTCGACGTCGGCCAGGCGGTGCGCGAGATGCGGGCGTGGTCGGCAAGCAATGCCAGCCGCCGCAAAACTCGCCGCGGCATCGAGCGGTTTGCTACGAACTGGCTATCACGAGAACAGGACAAGGGCACGAACCAGCCGCCAGGAGGCCCCCGTGGCACGAACGATTCAGGACATAACGCCGGCCGTGGCCAATCGAGCGCGGCAGGGTTCTGGCAGCACTTCGGATCGGAGGCCGTCGGGCATGGATGAGCGAGTGATTCGCCGGCTGATCGCCCGGCTTGGGGCCGAGTTCGGTCACAAATTCACGTCAGCCATGCCGACAGCCGAGGCTCGTGAGGCCGCCGTGGCGGTGTGGGCGGAACGGCTGGCCGGTCTGAGTAACGACGAGCTGCGCCGGGGCGTAGATGCCCTGTCGGCATACGCCCGGCGAAACGACGGCTGGCCGCCTGGCGCCTCGGAGTTCCGCGAGCTGTGCCGGCCGCACCGTGAGCCGTACGAGCGCGTGGAATTTCAACAGCGAGCGCTGCCGAACAATCAGCGCACCCTTACCGCCGCCGAAAACCGCGAGCGCGTCGGCAGCTTGCGGGCGGCGTTGCGTGGGGAATATCCGGGAGGTGCGGTATGACGCCGCTCGAGACAGCATGCAGAGCAGCTGCGTGGCCCGCTTGGGCAGGCCGGCCTGCCCGATGGGGTGATGTCCAATGTAGTGGTTACGCGCTGCTCCTGGCCGGGGCCGGCGGGGTCGAGCCTGCGCCAGGCATTGGTGTGGCCGCGGCGCTGTTCGGTATCGCGCTGGTCTGGGCCGAGCCCGTGGCAAACCTTTTGCGGGGCCTGCGATGAGCCGAGACCAGAAGATCGTTCGAGTTACCGGCGAGCCCCAGCGACGCCAGGCACACGACATCATCGGCCGAATCGTGACCGGCGGGGATCGTTTGTGGGAAGTCGTCATTCGGCCAGTAGTGGCCCGGCGAAAGGCCGATCAGAACGCCAAATTCCACGCCATGATTGGCGATATCCATGCGCAGGCGTTTCGCGGGTATGAGCTGAAATGCCTGAAAGCCGTTCTTGTGCAGCAGTTTGCCGATGAGAAAGCCGAGATGGCCGAGCCGTTGAATCACCCCGGCGCGACGGCTTGGGACTGGAAACGAAAGCAGCCTGTGACGGTGCGCCCGTCCACGACGGATTTTTCCGTATCCGAAGCCGCTGAGTTCATCGAATGGCTATACGCCGAAGGCACGGCGCTGGATATCCAATGGAGTGAGAAAGCCCTGGCGGCGTACGAGGAGTATCGCGAGGTGGCGGCATGAGCAATCGAAACGCAACCGCCGACGAGCGCAATCATATGGGCCGCGTTGCCGATCTGCCGTGCGTCTTGTGCGAGCGGCTGGGCCAAGAGCAGTGGTCGCGTACGACCGTGCATCACGTGCGCGAAGGCCAGGGCGGCGCCCAGCGGGCCGATCATTTTTTGACCGTGGCGCTGTGTCAGGACTGTCATCAGGACAGCCGGCTGGGTATGCACGGCGATCGCACGCTGCTTCAGATCGCGAAATGCGACGAGCTGGATCTGTTGGCGGACACGTACCGGGCGCTGAGTTCGCGGGGTGTGGCATGACAACGATGCATACCCCGATCACTCGTGACCAGAAAATTGCCGGCATGGCCAATGCGGTTGCGTTCGATTGCGCGACGAACGCCGAGCGCCGGCAGCGCATCGATGGCATTCGCCGCAAGCAGGGCGCCGACATGGCGGAGGCCGTGCGCCGGGCTGCCTGGCGCGCCATTCGATCCGGCGTGCGAAACCGGATCATTGCCACACCGGCCGCTCGGTCGACTGATCCGGCAGCGTCTCACGTGGCCGCCGACGACGTGACGAGTAGCGGCGCGCGTGATCGCCAGCGGCGCGTCGTGGCGGCCACGGTCGCGATGCACCCCGGCCTGACGGCCCGCGAGCTGGCCACGCACTGCGAGCTGGATCGTTATCAGATCAACCGCCGATTGCCCGAGTGCGAGACGTCCGGTGACGTGCGTCGCGGCGAACAGCGGCCGTGTGCTGTCGGTGGTCGCCCGGCAACGGCCTGGTATCCAACAGGAGTTTGATATGGCAGATGATGCAGATCGTGCGTATGCGCACGTTGATCGCTCGACCCAGGCAGCGGTGGCCGCGGCCCGCGCTGCGGTGGCCGCCGGCCCGGCCGCCCGCGAGTGCGACAAATGCGGCGACGAAATCCCGCAGGCGCGCCGCGAGGCCGTGCCCGGCGCGCGGTTATGCGTCGAGTGCCTGACTGAGGCCGAGCATCGGCAGCGGGTGCGAGCATGAGTGCCGCGTGGTGGGTTGTGTTCTGGCTGATCTGGTCGGCCGTCGGAGGTCAATGGCTGATGACGCTAGATGTTCAGCGCTTCAGCGAGGCGCACTACCTTATTAAATCGCTGTGCCTTGTCGTCGCTGGTCCGGTGGTCTGGGCGGCAGTCTTGGCCGCACTTGTATGGGTGTCGTCGTGATCGAGCTGGTATTGCCGTATCCACCGTCTGCCAACCGATACTGGCGTCATCCCACGAAAGGCCGTTTGGCCGGCCGGCACCTGATCAGTCGCGAGGGGCGTGCGTATCGATCGCATGTCGGCTGGGTGACGACATTTGGTGCGCCCATCAGCGGCCGGGTCGGCTTGACGTTGACCGTATGCCCGCCGGATCGGCGCAAGCGGGATCTGGATAACGTGCTGAAAGCCAGCCTCGACGCACTCACGCACGCCGGCGCATGGCACGACGATTCCCAAATCGACCGGATGATTGTAGTCCGCGGCGATCTCATAGAAGGCGGATCGCTGATTGTCGAGATACACGAGCTTGGCGATGAGTGATCGGCCGATACATGTGCAGCACCCGGCGCGACCTGACCGAACGCTTTGTGGCATGGAAACCGGCCAGGGGTGTCGCATGACGAGCGGCCCGCCGCCGGTGACATGCGACGCCTGCCGGGCAGTTGTGACTTATGTACGAGACCAGGTGCGGATCGATCGCACCGCGAAAACGACGAGATGAAAATGGACGCTGAAACTATCGATACTCCATACCGTTCCGTGCGGCATGCGCTGGCCCGCGCATTCGCCGGCGAGGAGCGCGTGATCTGTAAATCGCCGGCGCTGCTCGGCTCTCGGTCTGGCCGGTCGGACATGACGCCGCACGACCACGCGGCCCAGGATGCAATCGTCGTATCGCTGGTCTACCAGCAGTGCGACCAGGCCGCCGTGGCTGCGGCGACGGCACAATACATGCCGGACTCGCTCACGATGGCGCGTGGCGTGACGTACACCAAGCACGGGGCGATCCGGGCGCTTGCCGAGCGTGTACGCGAACACGAACTGTTCGCCAATCTGCCCGCCCTTTATGTGATCGATCTCGTTCGGCAGTGGTGCGGTTTGACGCCTGGCCGGACTGAAGCCGGCTGGATTGAGGAGATGGGCCGATCATCGCGCACGCTGCGGAATATCAAGAACGGCAGCGGGGCGGCCGGGAATCGCAAGCCCAAGCCGGGCGTGTTCACGCTGCTCGATGACTGGCTCGACGACGCCGAGCGCGAGATGCGCCCGACGATGCGTGAGCGGGGGATGATCCCGTAGCTCTATTGGAAAAAAACGTCGGAAGCCCGAAATTGTTGAGTAATTGCGTGCGACTCTACCGGGCCGGTTTCGTTTTCTGTCAGCATATTCCAGAACGGCTTGCCAAAGAGACGGCACTGGCAAAAATACCGGCATAGGGCCACTAGCTGCCCCCGGCTTATTGGCCCGTCCTGGCGAAAATCACCGTGTATACCGAGGCGTTCTTCAAGCTCCCAGAACGTCCATTGCTCTTTAGATTCCCAGATTGTCAGAAGATGATTGAAAGTTGATTCCACCAGCTCGGGACCCGTTTCAAAAGCATCTGCGAAAGGCTTGTGCCACGGCGCGCCGTCATGCCGTAAGGGGTAAATGCCTTCGTCCCAGGCGAATGCGTAGGTGGGGTCAATATCTCCGGTCCCGCCGCCGTCGACGAAACGTGAAAGGATTTGGAACTTCTGAATTTCGAAAAGCTGTTGTGATTGGATCATTGCTTTAACCCTCGTAAATAGATTTATGCCGGCGTTTGTCGATCTGTTGCCGCCGACAGTGCTATATTAGACATACTGAAAAGAGCCCTCAAAGCTGCCCACCGAGGCGGCTTTTTTATGCCCGCGATCACCAACTTGGTGCGCGGGCTTTTTTGTGCCCGGAGTAAACGCCATGCGTGATTTTATGAAAGCCCACCACGCGCCGATCAGCATCGTCATTGCTGGCCTGATTGCACTGGCCGCGATGCTGCTGATGCCGAGTATCGAGACGGCCGGCGTGATGAGCATGTCGGCGGCCGGCCTGCTCATGTCGCTGATGCGGTTCGCGGTCGCTGTCTCGCTCTTGTTCGTCGTGCTCCGCGTGCTCGACATGATCGGTAATTTCAACTGGCCGGAGATGTCCCGTGCTATTCAAAACGACCCGCGTGCTTGCGCTCTGTACTTTGTTGGCCGCTTGGTCGCTTACGGCTACATCGCAGGCACGATCTTTTCCTGACACGTACGACGCCCAGATCGAGCAGGCGGCCGAGCGGTATATGCCCGTAGCCGCGGCTGCATGGGGGTGGCGCATTCTCAAAGCCCAGTATTACCAAGAATCTCTGCTGACCGCCGGTGCGCGGTCGCCCGTTGGCGCCCAGGGTGTGGCTCAGTTCATGCCGGCCACCTGGGGCGACGTGAGCGCGCGCATGGATCTGCCGGCGGGCGCCACGGCGTTGATGCCGCGCTACGCGATCCCGGCTGGTGCCTGGTATATGCGTAGCCTGCGCGACGGCTGGTCGTCGCCGCGGCCCGAGCGTGACCGGCACACGCTGGCGATGGCTAGCTACAACGCGGGGTTCGGCAACTTGCTGAAAGCCCAGCGCGTTGCCGGCGGATCGACGCGATCGTGCTCGATCATGCGTGCGTTACCGCGCGTTACAGGGCGTCACGCTGACGAGACGCAGACGTATGTCCGCCGCATTTGGCGCTACTGGCGTGAGATGCAGGTGCTGCACTGATGGGCGGCCTGTTGAGCATGATCGGCGGCGCCGCCTCGGCCGTCCCGCGTGGTGTGCTGTATGCGGCCATCGGCGCCTTGGTAGCCGCCGCCGTCGGCGCGGGCTGGAAATCCTACTCGACCGGCCAGCGTTTGGCCGAGGCTCGAGACTCCGCGGCGGCGCTGCGCGATGAGTTGGGCGCGTGTCAGACGAGGGCCGCCGATCTGTCGGCCAGCGTGTCGAACCTGCGTGCCGGTATCGCTGACCAGAACACAGCTATTCAGGCGTTGCGTTCCGATGGCGCTCAGGCCGAGCAGTCGGCGCGTGACGCGGCCGAGCCGTACCGCACGGCGCC